ACCTTCAGCAAACTGTCGCGGATGAGCATGAGTTCAACGGTAGTGAATCCCCTCGCCATTTGCAAGCACCTTTCAATCGGTTTAGTTGTGCTTGGACCTTACATGGTCTGTGAGCGCGGTGTCAATTCTATCTACTTTGTCTTCGGTTCGGTTCAAAGACTTGTGCATTCCTCTGAGGATGCCTTGCACTACGGCGTGGTCGTCACGGTTTTCTTTGCCTAGTTTGGCAACAACGATTGCTAGCAGACCAAAACTACCAGTAACGACAGCAGCCCAAACAGCATCCATGTCATACGGCTTTCGCAGCAACGAAGGCTGCAACCGCTGGTGGGACTTGGTTTCCTTGGGTGTAGCGGATGTGCCACGGTTCAGATTGGACTTCGTGTGAGAAGCCAAATAGGTGTTCGTTGTCTAGCATCCATTTGAGTCTAGGGCCTGATGCTGTAGCCACATCAACAGCAATCCCCATGTTGTGTTGCGATTTTCCTGGTGTTGCCAAACATGCCATACCTTTTTTTAGGTACCACTTCTTGCCTTCAAAGGTGCGTGTGTCAGGGTTGCCTGTTGGTTCCAGTTGGTACCGTTGAAAGAACGCTTTGGTTTGGGATTCGAGTGTGCGATATGTGTCGCCTGCTGATGTTGGTGTCAGTTTGATACCAGCCTTTTGTGCGGCATCTACCATCGCTTCCCATGCGTCAGCAGCACAATGGTGGAGTGTGCCACCAACAGTTTTGCGTAACTGGTCAGCAGTAAGTTTGCCTGGGACAGCGTTCTTTAGGTGGTCACAAAGTTTGACCGGCACAACTGGATACGCCACAGGTTTATCTGCCCGAGTTCTTGAGTCCGCCGCTACCGAAACGAAACAGATTCCTCATTATTGAAGATCCGCTTTCTCTTGTCGTGTAAGAAACACCGGCTTTGCCAGTGTCCTGGATTTTTGTTGCTCGCAACATTTTGTCGCTGGATTCTGCAATCTTGGCTTGCTGATAAGCCTTCAAGTTTTTGGTACCTTGCGCTTGCATCGCAGATTTTGCTTCATCTGCTTTACGAACTGTTGCTATCGCATCCGCCCATTTTGCGTTGTAATTGATAGGTGGTTCTTTTGAAATTGAAGGTTTGTTGGACTTCTTTTTAGCAGCCATTACTTTGTCTCCTTTGCGCCGAACGCACTGTTGATTTCTTCCATTGTAAGTTTGCCATCAAGCGAAGCCTGAGCAAGTTTCTGCACAACAGTTGCACATGCAGCAAAACCAGCAAGCACAGCCGACTTCCAAATCTCTAGTTCAGGGGCAATCACAGCACTACCACCAACGATAGCCAACGCTGAGGACAGGAACACTGCCACGATACGACCTGCGATGTCTTGTGCTTTCTTCATTCTGATTCCTTTGTGCTGAGAGTTAATGCTGCGTGTAACACTAATGATACACCAACCACCCAGATCGCTTGCCGGAGTGTTGGCCCTGACAGGGTGATGAGGACTAGTCCCGTGCCTGCGTATGTCCAGGCGTTGTCTTTGATGAGGTTGGAGAGGCGTTTCATTATCGTCTTATTCTAGTTGATGCCGCTGTGAGGGTTGCTCCTGCTGCGATGGCGATGAGGGTTCGTCGTTCTCCTACAGGAATGTTTGATCCTGTTGGTACGTAGTCGTCAAATCCGCCGAAGATGTCTATGGTTGATTCGAAGGCTTCCTGAACGGCGATAGGGGCGTTTTGGATTGCTTCTGTGAGTTCGGCTATTTGGGTGTCGTCTAGTTGTTGGACTTCGATGGTTTCAAAGATTTCTGTGGCTTGTTCTTCGGTGATGACCGCCAACACGTCAGGGTTGGTGGCGAGTTCTTCGGCTTGGTCGGCTGTTACTTCGGTGTTGAGGAGTTGTTCGATGAGGGCTACGGCTTCTTCTTCGTTGAGGTCGCCGAGTGCTTCTATGGCTGTGTCGAATTGTTCTTCGGTGAGTGGTTCGCCACTGTCCACAGCGTCTAGGAGGGCTTCTGTAAGTTCGGCTGGTATTTCTTCGGTTACATCTATTGGGAGCGTCTCAGGCGTTTCTGGTGCGTCTGGCAGGGTGTCTGGTGGCAGGGTGTCAGGCACCGTGGTATCAGGAACGGTGGTGTCGGGGATGGTGGTGTCAGGTACGGTCGTGTCAGGAACCGTCGTTTTAGGTACAGTGGTATCAGGTACGGTTGTGACTACAACTGGTGGGATTGTGTCCACAAGAGGAGGAGCGTCTGATGTTTCACTGGATACTAGTGGTGGGGTGCTTGTTGTCGTCGGCAATTCTGTCGTTGCTGACTCTGGGATTGTTTCTTCTGTTGTCGTTGGGGTCAGACTCGTAGTTGTTTGAAGTGTCGTAGTAGTCAATTCTTCTTCCACAGGAACAGTCGTGGAGGGTGCAATAGTAGAAGTGGTCGTCGTTGTAGTCGTGGATGTTGTTGTGGTGTCCCATAAAGAAAGATTAGCAATAGACAGATGACCAGGCTGGCAACAGGTATCTATCGAATATTGACGGAACGTAAAAATGTCGCCTTCAACCACAGGTACAGACATAGTTCCTGACGAAGTGTTGACTTGTGTAATCAACGTGTACACCCCATTGACACCGTACTGTGGCGGGTCATACACCCAACCATCATTGGTTTGATATGACCAATCAAAGTCAACTGTGTTCACATCAGCAGGCACAACCGTTTCAATTTGCACCCAATGCGCCCCACCACTACAACCGTTATAGTCGGGACCATGCAAAGTGATGATGTTCTCAACTACTTCTATTGAGCCACCACAATCTTGTGACTGACTGTAGGTCCAATCACCTAGAAAATCTGCTTTAGCAGATGGTGCGAACAACGCCAAAAATGCTACAGGGGCAAAGATTAGCCAACGAGTATTACGCACATCAGGCTTCAGGCTTCCATTCGGTAGCCGTGTTACCTTCAGCAACCCACGCATCATAAGCAGGCTTGTTCGGGTTGTCATCTGTTAAATGAAACGAACGCACTCCACCATCAGATAATGGTTGCAAAATGTGGCGTTGGACTTTACCAAATACTTCAGTATCAAAATAGTAAAACATTACTATGACAACTCCGCACTAAAACCGAGATAGCCAGTTGAAGTCACTGCTTTTACAACATTTGCACCACCTACAACGAATACTGCGCTTCCGTGAGTGTAGCGAATACCTGCTGAATCATCTTCGGCTTGAATTAGAGCAACAGTTCCACCAGAATAATCTAGCGCAGTAGAGAACTGATACACGCCAATGTTTGCACTATCAAGCGCAGTGACAGCACTTCTCATAGTTGTAGGAAAGCGAATAAATGTTTCAGCCAAAGTGCTTGCAGCACCTGCCCCAATATTAAATGAGTTACCTGCAGCATTTGTGGTGCGATAATAATACCGTTGGCATTTAGCCAATGTTGTGCCGTAGTCCTCAAACTCAAATGGTGTAGCAACAGAACCAACCTCAAGTTGCACACCAGTTATCTGCCAATAGTTGCTTGTCGCAGCAGCAAGGTTTGTTTGACCTGCAGCACGATTAGCACTGGTATTAGTTTGCCAAGTGGTTGCCAAAGTACCTGAACTAAAATTACTTCCAGCCGCTAACCAAAATTGAATATCCAAAGAACGGTTTTCATCGTTATCAAAAGCACCAGTAGTGTCAGCAGGAAAAGTTATGGTTTTCTTTTCCCAAGTTCCTGAAACAGATACCGTATAGGATTTGGAAACAATACGAGTGTTATCAACATCAAATAAAGCAGCGATATATGTTCCCGTAACATTTGATTTAACCCAAAAACTTAAAGTTAATTCTTTAGCAGAAGCCGTACCTTTAAGTATCGTTTGAAGATTTTGGCCTTCTAGCCTTGTTTGTGTAACCATGTAGTCACCGGCAGAAGGTGAGGCATCAGCAGTGGTGCATAACCATTTCCAAGATTTTTTAAAACCTGAACCTGTTGGCGCATCCGTTGTTTCAACAGAATTAGTCCAAGTACCTAAAGTTCCAATTTGGGAAGTCCATCTATCTGCGGTTGCTATGCTATCGGTAGTAATAGCAGCAGTTGAAAGACCTCGTTGATGCACTTGCATAGCACCATTGATAATCAAATTACGATTAGACAACCCATTCCCAACCCACGCCACACCATTAGTTTGTGCGCTATCAGCCATCAACACAGAACCATCAGCACCAACAGCCTGACGAGCAGGAGTGTTTGCAGCCGAAGCAGCAATAATGTCACCCTTAGTGGTCATCAAACTATTTGGTGACGACTGCCAAGCAACACCATTAGTCGCAGTCGAATCAGCACCAAGAGCCTGATAGTTAGTACCAACAGCCAAACGATTAAACGCCGACCCAGTAGTAACCAACAAGTCACCCTTAGTAGTCATCGTCGAAGCCATATTGTTTGCTTCATCAGCATCATCAGCCGTAAACACCGGATAGATCGTTGCACCAGAACTATGTGCAACAGCAGTCGTATCATCCTGCCCGCGAGTCAACGTCAAAGTAGAACCCGAAATAGTTGCCGAACATTTCTCCTCAGACGAAGTACCAGGATCAATCACCACATAAAACGGAACAGCAGCCGTAGACGGCCAACCTGTGGTAGCAGTCAAAGTAACCGACGTGTCGGAAATACTCAAAGAACTAGCAGTTGTGGTTGATGCCGCAGCACCCTTGTATTGTCGTCTAGTTACAGCAGCCATAGTTGTCCTTTATCATACACTACCTAACCGACCGCATAATTACCGTACATGTGCCGTTCCAATCCCACTCGTTATGAGAATGAGCCGAATCCACAGGCTGCCAGCGTACATCCTCAACGACCACCGAATAGGTATCTAAGTTCTCCTGATAGGTGATCACCGACGGGGTTTCCACCAACGCCCGCAAACGGAACAGTTCATCATCCACATCAAAAAAGTATTCTCGACCACGAACATTAATTTGGTGGTGCAACAAAATTGGGACACTAAAGATTTGTGAACGCAACGGTGCCGCATACGCCCGACCCATCCAACGTGTCAACACAGGACCAACCGTGGCAGAAGCCGAACGGGTCATAGTGAGCCGAACTTCAGCCTCAAAAACTCTTGTCTCAAACCCATCAAACGTGGATTCCAAACTGTTAGCAATTGACTGTGTGCCAACCGTAGCGAACGACCCACCATCAGAGGCCACCGCCAACGAAATAGAACCATCTAATTGCTCTGTACGTAAATCCCATTTAGGAATAAATTTGCTGTCCGGTACACCCCAACGATAAATACCTGACTCAATAGTTCCTGATGCAACAAGATCGGTGGCATGTTCGCAGTACACACCTAAGCCTGTAACCGTGAACACAGGTCGTGTACCGTACAGGTTGATTGAAGGCACAGCACCTTGACAGGGTGCAGCAACCGTACCTGTAACCATCAAATCTGCTGCCCACGCAGGTTGATTAGTGGCGATCTGTGAACCAATGTCCATACGACCCAAACCCGTAGAAATGGTGTCAAGGTTCTTGTATGAGAACCAAACAAACCGACCTTGTGAAGCAAACGCATCCACTTGACCAACCTCGATCAACGGTCCCACAACAAGGTTGCCGTTGTCATCCGATGACGCAAACCTAAAACCTGTAGTTGTACCAATCAACACATAGCCCAAATATGAATCTAGTGCTGTAACAATTTCGCCTTCAGGTAGTTCGGCTGCCACAATTGGTGTAGTCAAAGTACTAGCGTCTGCCAAGATAGTTGTCTTGTAGATCAACGATGTTTGACCAGCAAACCCTGCCGCATAAATATGGTTTTGTCCACCAGCGAACCCAACCCAACGAAACTGTGAGTTTCCATGAGTGAACAACCCTGCGCCTGGACCACCAGAAGAAATAAAGTTGTAGATCGTATTGCCAGCAGCAGCCATCAAACGGCCTTTAACGTACTTAATTTTGGTGAATGTATCCGTACCCGTGATGTACGAATCGAAATCATTCGTAGAAGTGTTTGTGTAGTGGATACCGTGACTAGCAAACGAAGCCCATACGTTGTAACCGTCGCTTGTCATTGAGCCAACATCCCCACCAGGTTCGTCAATGCAGTTAGTTGGACTGGCGGTAAGGCTCGTGTAGAACGTTACGTTGCCACCCGAAGCCACATACAGGCGTGTGCCAGCAACAATAGATTTTAGAGTTGCAGCAGCATCAGACAAAATCTGCGTGGTGTCTTTCAACAACGACAACTTGCCACGATCCCAAACATTCACACCCTTACTAGAAAGAAAACGGTACGCCTCAGCGTCAGCAGTATCCGAATAGTTTTGACCTGCACCATAATGCCAAGACGACTGCGAACGCCTCCACAAACCTTGCGGGTTGATAGCAGCCTCACCAGGTTCAGCCGACTGGTCAACCGAATCACGGACACGCGCATCAAACTGTCGTGTGAAATCATTAGATTTAGTGTCAATCAAATATGGTCGACCGTTGATGGCAATGGGAAAAACAAACGGAACAAGTTGCGTAGTGCCTGTGCCTGTATAAAACGATGCACCACCAAGAAATGGGCTACTAAAATCTAAAACGTATGCCACGTTAAACCCTAATAGTTAACGGGTATTGCCGAGCCAACTTAGAGGCCTCAGCAATAATACGGTCACGACGCAACCTCAAAATGTTTGTAACCGAATTAGAAATAGAACCAGCAGGAACCTCATCCGATCTACGGGTATCGCCTTGTGATTCGATGAAGTTACGTTTTACTTCACGCACAGACAACATGCGAGCCATGACACCCATCTCAACAATGTCTTCCATGTTTATTGGCATCAAACAAACCGACTGAATATCCGAGGAAGTCGTCGAAGCACGAACAAATGGGGCTTTGTATCGGACACGCAAAGTACCTGCCATAGACACCTCATCAAAAGTTAAAGCAAACCCTGACGCAAAATCGGATGTAGGCAAATCCCGTGACAACCGCACCCCACGCAACACCGGATAATCAGAAGACAAATAGCGTAACCGCACATCAATCAAGTCAATGATCGTGGTTGCACTTGTCAAGTTGACCTGACGGTCAGAACCGTTGTAATCAACATTCGCCGCAATCACCCGAAACAGTCCGTTAGACGGGCTAGACAAATCATCTAGTTCCTGGTTGAACGAATCCAACAGTTGTTGCTGAGGAAAACGTGGGTTCAGAATCGCAAGTGCGCCAGCCGTATGTGCGGCTGCTGTAGTACCTAGATAGCCTCGCTCAACAGTCAAAGTCTTAGAACCTGACTCAGCAACCCAGACATACATGAGTTCCGAATCAATCTCAAAAACTGATCCAGCGCGCAAACCAGCCAAGTCATAAGACATGACAATAGAAGTGTCCGACGATGTAACGGTTGTTGCTAACTTGTTCCGTTCCTCAATCGTTCCAGATAACAGTTGCCGTGACACCCTGTTGATGAGCGCACCAGCAGTAGACATTTATTTCTTTTTCTTGGCCTTCATTTTAGGCTTGCCGTATTCCATCATCTTCTCTTTTTTGCCTTCCATCTTTTCATGCTTCTTCTTGGCACTCTTAGACTTGTATTTTTCGCCCTTCATAGACATGATTACTTGCCCTTCTTCTTTGCTTTCATCATTGGCTTGCCGGTTTTCTTAGCCATCTTCTTTGCGTCAGCCTTACCTTTGGCAGTGTAAGGGAAGTTCATTTTTCCAACTTTAGGCATAATCGTTCCTTTCAAGGTTTAGAAAAACAGATTACCACACATCAACAATCCCATTTGCGTAACGCCAAAGCCTTACGGGTCGGCTTTCCCTTGCTGTCTTTCAACGGGCCTGGCATCCCACCCATACGTGCGCAAAACGATTTACGTCGAGCAGCCGCTTTAGGTGATTTCGCTGCTTGCTTCGCTGACACAGGTGGCTTCAGGTTCATACCTTGTGCTTTAGCAGATGCACGACCTTTAGCGTTCAAACCGCCAGCAGGGTTCTTGCCTTCTTTGCGTTGCCAAGCAGCAGTCTTAGCCACGCTTCTTAGCGGCTTTCATGTTGTCAATTAGATTAGGGTATGGGCGACCAGCCGCTTTAGCCGAAGCCTTCGCAGCAGCCTTTTTCTTTGGGGACAGTTTCTTAGATTTCTTTTTAGGGTTCGGTGTGTCCCAAACTGCTTTAGGTTTCATCATTTCAATACTCCTGCGTTAAGCAATACGTCTCTGACATTTAACACTACACGATGCTTTACCCCAGGTAACAGTTCCACTTTGTGTTGCCCGATGGAGGCTTGTATCCGTTTAGATACCTCGATTTCGCACATCGGTTCAAACGGTTTCCATGCACCAGTAGATCTGTTGGTGGTTGGTTGCACGATCTGTAGCACTTGGTCGGCTGCTGTGTCCCAGTTGAACGCTGCTGTTTGTGGGGCTGTCAGGACTGCTTGACGACGGTACTTGTCACGTTTGTTGTATAGGTCTGTGATTGCTTCTGCGAGTGCATCTGCGTCAGGTTCATCCCAGTCACCCATGTCTTGCCAAAGACCTTTAGCAGTAGGAACACTGGTGGTTGGTATGCGATGGGTGGCAAGATCGGCGAACTCTCGATGCCCGTGAGCGTTAGACAGGATGGTTGGGATACCAGCAGAGATGGCTTGTAATGGCATTAGACCAAAACCTTCGCCACGGGACACTGACACGAACCCATCCATAGAGCGCACTAGATCACGTTCTTGTTCAACTGTCAACCATTCACGGTGAAAGATCACGTTCGGGTAATCCAGGTTTTTTGGTGCCGACAGATGGGGTGGCACAATCTTAATGTGAAGTTCTGCGTCAGATAGTTGCAATCTGTTAAACACTTCTAACACCACATCTAACCCTTTGCGATACCACTCTGAGCCACCGCACATGATCCGGAACTTGCCTTCAGGTTTATCTGCTGACGGACACCACATGTCACGGTCAACACCCAACGGGATCATGTGAACGTTGTTGTGGAACTGGGAGAACAGATCATAGTTGTGCATGGATGGCACTATCACTGTTTCGATTAACGGGATGTATTCATGGAACTGTGGTGGTAGCCAGTTTGTTTCCCACATGGTTAAAACCGACACCCGTTGGTCATCAAACCAGCCTGAAATGAGGTTCGGTCGTAACGCAAACATTACGGTTTCGGCACGGTCATCCAATGTTACCTTTTCCGATAACGCTGTTTTTAACCCTTGAACCATTTTCCCGTAACCGATATGCGGGATGTTGACACCTTCAACACTTAAAAGTCGGGAAGTATCCCTGATTCTGCCTGCCATTTTTCTGTTGCTCTCGCTTCCACGTTTGCAGCACCATCAATTTTTCTTGGCTGGATACCGTCGTCACGTAATCGTTTGTATGCGTCTAGATCCTTTTCTAGCACACGATCCTTTTGTGCGATGGTTGCCGACCGTGAGGAACCTGTACGGGTGGGCATAAGTTCTGCACTAAATCCGACTGCTGAAACTTTGCATCCGAAACAACCCTCGACATCCAAGTTTGGATGTGTCTCTTGATGTTTGATCACGTTATGTAACTCCCGTATCCTGCTGCTGTTAACGATGCTACCTCAGTAGCATCCACCTCAATGTCATGCCCACCGTAGTACACCTTGATTACTGTCAACATGTTAGACGGCTGGTTCTCTGTGTATGACAAGTCGGTTAACTGAAACACGTTACGACCACGCGCTGTTGGTTGGCGATGTCGAGCCAACCTGTTAGCAAGCCGTTGTTCTTCGGATAGACGGTTTCCTTTAACGTCAAAGTCAGCCAATACTGGGGTCACAAAGTTGTCGGTTGGTGTACGGAATATTGCCATCAGGTTATGTACGCTCCAAATCCGTCTGCTGTAAGTTCTGTTACTTCTGCTGCTGTCAAAAAGTGGTCACGCCCACCATACCAAACTTTTCTTACTTGACCTAGATCACGTTGGTCAACAATGGTGTAACTGTTGTCGGTCAGTTTGTAAAGGTTTCTTGCTCGAACATTACTTTTAATGTAAGAACCTAAACGGTTTGCCCCATCAAAATCGTTGAAGAATCCGCCAACATACTGGTAGGTGTATGGCACACGGAAGATGTGCGACTTTACCCAGTCAGCCGAATCCGTACTTTGACCTGATCCTGTGGCCGTACGGAAGTATGCGACACCACTAAGACTGACCGAAGTTCCTTCACCCGAACCTACGGCTGTGCGAATGTTGATAACAAGATCAATACCGTCACCGGACCCGACACCTAATCCTGTAGCAACACGGATGGGGGTACGAATGAATGTGACTACAGAACCCCCTATACCGCTTCCCTCGGCCGTTCTAACAGGCGTAATCTCCCCAACAGTAGTGTCAGAGCCAAGACCGCTACCTGACGCCGTACGAGGCGCAATATGCAATCCTGTGGAATCCATTGTTCCCACACCGGAACCTGTGGCAGTACGAATCCGTATGGACAGTGCTACCGCAGTAGCATCACCAATGCCACTACCTGTAGCAAACCTTGCACGAAGCACACTTGCCGTGGAAGAAGCAGTGCCTAATCCCGACGCAGTAGCAGTAACAATAACCGCTCTTGCGCCACTTGCAATTTGAGTACCAACACCACTACCAGTAGCCGTGCGTGTGGCATTAACGTACCCATACCGATAAAACGGATGAGTGTTCCTAAACGGTTCTGTAAACCCCGCAACAGCAGTTATAGCCACTAGGGGCTACCTACCTAATCGAGCGACAGCGTGAGCGAAGTGATCTGAAAAGTATCGCCAGCAGTCACAGCCGCCGAAGACGACAACGCACCAGTCCACAAACAGTTGCCAGCAGTAGCAGCATCCCACATAGACCAATGACTGTACGTTTCCGTAGCAGCAACGTTAGTCCACTCCAAAGTTGCTGAAGTAGCAATCGAACCAGAAGCAGCAGTAGCCCACGCAGCAACCTTACGAGTTGTTTCAGTAGCAGCCGCAGTAGTACCAGCCTCGCCAGCATCCGCTGTATGCAACTTTACATAAACATTCGTAGGAATAGTCCACGCAGTCTTACCAGTCGTGTGTTCCAGAATCTTTAACTCTGCATAATTGGAAATAGACATACAAACCTTTCGACAAAAACATCATACACCAAACAAAAAGTGGGGCGGCACCGAGGTCGAGGGGAACCTGGGCCGCCCCACACTTTGGGGTAACTAACGCAACTTAATTAGGAAGCGTTTGCACCAATGCTTGATGCGCCTTCAATACGACGCAACGAGGCTTCGCGGAAGCGACCGTAGCCACCCAACCAGTACCAACCGATTGGATTGAAACGGAGCAAACTGTCCACGACAGGACCACGAACAACCTTAGGAACAACACCGTTGCCATCGATTGCTGAGTAAGCCTTCGCCAAAGCCTGACGGCCCATGATCAAAGTGCTGTAAACGTCAATGATTCCAGTTGTGCTGGTACCGTTCGATGCGTTGGCATTCAAAGGTGCGCGTGGAGTCTCAATGAAACGAACCGACTCAAAAGTGCCGATTTCGCCATTGTAGATACCTGCGGTGTCCACGTTAACGTGAGGTGCATTCCATGCAGCGTTACCGGTTTCACGACGAAGATCGTATGAAACGTCTGGGTGAATGTAACCCATGTAGTAACCGTTGAATGTTGCAACGTTTGCTGAACGCAACGCTGCTGTCTGCTTACGAACATCGTTTGCAGTCAAAATTGCGTCAACCTTAACCGATTCGCGGCTTGTTGGAACTGCTGCACCACCCGTAGCGTAAGCCACGTTCGTGCCTGCACCCAACACTCCTTGAACAACAGTGTCAATCGAAAGACCAGCGTTGTAGCCGATCAAGTTTGCTGCTGTTGCATCAACATCAAGGAACGCTGTTCCACGAAGTTTTGCGGTTGTCTGAACGGTGTTACCGTATTCAGCAAGAGTCACAGTCACTTGGCTGTCACCCATTGTTGCAGGGGTAAGGTCCGAAGTTTCGGTGAGGGTTGCTGTTGCTGCTGCCAATTCGGAGAAGATCGTGAAGATCACCGAAGAACCAGGCATAGCCTGATTGGTTGCTTGGACATCTGCTGCTTGGTCAAACAACAGTTCTGAACGGAGAGCGAAATACGCTAACCGGTCGTACGCCGCCTGGTCGACACTGAGTGAACTTGCTTGTGTAATTGCCACTATGTTTCCTTTGGGGTAGCCCCAGAAGGTAGTGCGCCTACTGGAGAGTGATTAGTATTTTTCTGCTTCTGCTCTTGCCTGAGCCATTAAAGCCATCACTTCTTCTGCGGATTTAGCGTTGTTGAAACGCTGCACATAATCAACCGGTGCATCACTTGTCTCGCCTGCACGACTGGCCTGAGCCACCCGATTCCATGCCTGCTGTTCGGCAGCCACTTCTTTTTTCTGTGAAGGTATGAGATTTGCTTCTTCGGCTGCTGCACGGATTGCTTCGGCTGTGAACTCACCGTCGTAGCCTTTAACGAACCATTTGGCACCTGCCGCATCAGGATCAACTCCTGCTTTGACAAACGCTAATTCTCGTTTGGCTGCTTCGGCTTCTTTGGCTTGCGCCTCTAGAGCCTTGTTCCGATCTTCCAATTCACGCATTCTGGCGCGTACTGGATTCCGTGTCGCTTGGTCTTGTGCTTCATCCTCAAACTCGAAGTCTGACTCTGACATGACCCACTCCTTCTGCCCACACTCTGACCGGAGGGTTCAGAATGGCTGCAAATCTCACCCCTTTTAACGCATCGAAGACGGGGGGCTTCCGATGGGTGTTCTGTTGAACTCTCTCAGTATACACACACCCACAGGGCGCATGTCAAGTACCCTACTGGGCTTTACCGACTGAAGTAGTAACCGCACCAGAAGTTTCACCTTGTGTGCGAGTAAACCCGCCACCACCAGCGAACTCTCCTACACGGCGACGGCGACGCTTCTCTAATTCTTGTTTGGCAGCAGTATCAGTACCGAATTGTTGACCGATTATTTGTTCTTGGCTAAGGGCTGTTTCGCCACCCAGTTGTGTAGTAAGTTCGCCAAGGTTGCTGATAGCGGTAAACCCCGTTTCGGCTTCGGTTTCGGTAACACCTTGACGTACCAGGCCCTCTGCAAGATCACCTGTAAGTTGGATGCCTGCCAACCCTAAACCTTTGGCAGCGATCTTGGCTGCATCGGCTTGACGTTTGTAATCGGCTGCAACAAGTAACGGTCTGACACGTTCAGGGTCAATAAAGTATGCAGCAAGATCACCGTCGGACACTCCGTACAGTTCTTTCATTTGGCGTTTCACTTCAGGATCAGCGTTTTGAACAGCATTGAACCCGTCTACGATGCGGCTTTGTAGTTCTGACGCTGAAACCGTACCGCCAATCAATTTAGCAAAGTCGTCTTCGGAGTCATAAAACGATGCTGGCAGACCGTTCGCCCTAAGAACATCCCTATACGAAGTTTCCATGTCAAGATATTCGCTTGGCGACAATTCCAAAAACCCTGCCGCCACCCTTCCCACGTTTCCAACAAACCTATCCTTAAATGCCTGTTTGTCTCTGAGTAGAAAAATAAACCTGTCCATGTTGGCATCTTCCAACTGTCCCGTATCCCACAAGTCTTCTACATCCTTGGAAAGGGATTCTAGTTTTAATCTTTTCAATTCGTTTTGCAAAACAATTTTAGCGTCAGTTTTTTTGGCTTCTGCTGCTATCTGTTCCGGCGTTTTTGATGTTGGTACTTCTGTTGGTGCTTCTGTTGGTGCCGCATCGGTTGGTGCAGTTGGTGCCGACCCGTCAAATATGTCCCTAGGTGTTCCACCAGCATAAACAGGAGAAGAAACTTCAGTAGCG